TCAAAGTCACCTGCAAACACTTCAAGAGCGTCTTTGTTTATAGCTGGTGCGTTAACAATGGCATTCCCGTCATCATCCGTGACTCCAAGTGAGAATGCGTTTCCGGACATCGTTCTGTAGAATGCCTGCACATTGTCATAGTCCTCCCAATAAATTTCAGTTCCGCTGTTTTCAGAGATAGTAATCTCATAGCTGCTGCATGTAAATGACACGGCATTCGAGCTGTTGCCGCCGTCAGTCAGCGTAAATATAAGATTCTTACCAGAGATGCTGTCTATTATATCATCAGGATTTCCTACGCAGAATGCACCGCCTTTAAGCTTCAATGTCTTATGTGTCACTGAAGGAGTTTTAATCAGTGATATACAGCTTATCGGGTCATACTCCGCCCCGTTATACGAGCTATTCAACGCATTAGCAAGATTGTCCGAAACAGTTTTCTGGGTTCCCTTGTCGGTGCACGTGAATATAGGCGTCCACGATGACTTCGGGTTGTCATTGCTGGAGATGCCGAAGTACAGCTCGTCATATTTGCACAGGTCACCCCAGCTTAAGTCTTCGTAAATTCCCTGTATATCCGACTTGGTGTAGTCGGACACGTCTATCTCTATCTTGGAGGAAGATATCCATGCTATCTTTCCATACTTTGTGTAGTATCCTGCAGTATCTTTTCCGTCATTGACAAATACTGTCTTGCCCACATACGATGAAGGTATAGTAGTCCCTGTGTATTGCAGGACAATATGAGTGCTTGTGACAGCCGCCGCTTCCTGCACCACAGTAAGTGTCGCAGTCTTTCCGCTTGCTGTTGTTGCAGTTAATGTGTATGTCCTTTTGTTTCCTGTGTTTGCAGGTACAGTTATAGCTATAGTCTGTGTCCCCTGTCCAGATGCAGGCTTGGCAGTTATGTCTGATGCAGCCATATTCTTACATTTTTTAATTGGAACCCCGGAGAGGTATCACCCTCCCCGGAATTAGAAATACTCTAGGCAATTGTCCAGGAGTCGTTGGAGTTGAGCGTAACGGTCTTCGTACCGCCTGCAGCATCGAATGTGATTGTGTTCGGGCTGAAGTTGATATAAGATGTTGACGCATGCTGTGTGAACGAGATGTCCCTAGCGCCTGTCTTGCTTCCTTCGCCTGTACATGTGAGGGTGACTACAAAGGTTCCGCGCTCTGTAACACCAGGGTTCACACCGACAGATATCATGTGAAGTTCCTCGTTGAGGGTGAAGCCTGTACTTGCAGTCTTCACTGCCACCTTGACGCTTGCAGGTGTTTCAAGGACACGTATTGCTCCTGAGGTATATCCAATGTTCTGGCTTATCTTAGTACTGAGAATGTAGTCCTGGCCGTCTGCGGCAAGTGCGACAGGTGTGGTCTGCATGACGGTCACGCCACCGTAGTTGGTAATTGCGTTGGCAGCCTGGTAAACCTCATAAGTCTTTGTCGCGCTCTTAGAGCCTTCACCAGACCATGTCACGGTGATGGTGCCAACCTTTGACTTTGACTTCGCTGTTGTTCCAAGAGTGTCAGCACTTACAGCCTTTCCCCATGCTGCTGTCACTGAGCATGAAAGACTCGAGCCTGAGGTGTACGTCTTTATCTGAGATGCAGTTGCAGCCTTTATTGATGCACGTGTACCTCCGGATGCAGGAATATCATCATTTGCAGCAGAGTAGTCACCTGAAGGGACAACATCGCCGTATGTGACTGAATTTGCCTCCTGTGTAGCATGTGCAGTATTTACAATACTGTTACTTATTTTGCCCTTGCCTGTAAAGTCATATTCACCTGTAGCCTCAAACTCTACTGTGTATGTACAATTAATATCGGATGAGGTACGTGCATCGCCAACAACAGTACCACGGCTGGCACATGTCATCTTTCCAGTCTTTGCATCCGGGACACTGAAACCGTTGAGTGCCTTTCCTGAATAAACAAGTGTTGAGTTGAAAGTGCCGTACTTGCTGTCAGGCGCAGAATAGGATGTACTTCCTGAAGCATATCTGAACTGGCAGACAGGAGTAACTTTAGGGTCAACGGAATCAGAGCCTGATGCAGGTACAGTTGTCGGGTATGAGAAATTAGTTGACAGCGCATTTACTGACTCGACATAGTTTGCCTTCTGTGTACAGGTCGCAGAAAAACCTGTGTTATCACCAATTGTGCTGACGACTGTACCTGCGCTGCTATACTCAGACGACGGTGTCCATGTATATGTGCAGTCATATCTTACACTTGCCGATTCGCGTGCAGGGCCTATCTCTGTTCCTCTTGCGGTTGCAGTAAGTTTTCCGGTAGCACTGTCAACACCGGTAAAGCCATCCTGAACTTCTGTAAGAATATATTTCTTACTGATAGACATTGTACCATACGCCGCATCAGGTATATCACCTGTAACACTACCCGAAGAGAATGAAATCATCGGTTGCTGGAGCTTCGGCTCTGTAGGCATAGCATACGTATCCCCAGCACCTATTTCATTGTATTTTAATGGATTGTCCGAATCCATATATAAACCAATACTAATTATATAATTTGCCTCCTGCTTTATAGGTGCCGTAGCGGTCTTTGTCTTCCCGTTCATTTCCACCTTAACCTCCACAGTGGTCACAGTCGTGACATTTGAAAACTGTGTTCCCTTGCTTTCAACTGCATATTTACCTGTTGTCTTGTCAACCTTCATGCTGTCGGCAAGTACGCCAGGCTCGCTGAAGGTCAAAGTGGCGCCACTTGACACTGTACCTGCTCCAGATGTCCTTCCGTTCCATCCATACGATTGCGTATATGACAATGAAGGTGAAACTGTTTCTCCTGCAGCATACGCGGTTCCATAGCTGAATGATGAAATCACAATGTCTGAATACGTATAGTATCCAGCATTCTGAGTGATTGTAGCCTGCTCCGAAGTTATCTTGTCACCATTTGACAGGCTAAAGATATGCTTCCTTGCAGCCAGTGTCTGGTTCTCCGGAATGCTGAATGTAATCTTGAAGTAATATTCTGCATCCTTTCCATATGTCTCAGGAACTGACGTGTTTGTGATGCCGTTCCAGTCTGCGATGGCTGCATAGGTGGATGAGCCGTCGCTGTTGACAGCAAGTGTAGCTGTCACTCCTGAGATTACAGTCGAGGTTGACGCAATCTTCAGCACAGGAGAGTTGGATGTGCCCTCGATTGTGACCGTGTTGGCACTCATAGCACATGACTTTGCCGTTTCTCCTGTCTTGAGCGTGATATAGACGGCATGACCTGTCTGTGTGACAGGCAGCGATGCCGACGCATTCTTTGAAGTTGTACCTACCACGGTACCGCTTCTGTCATTCCTACCTGTATGGGCTGTCGCGACAAGGGTTATCTCCTTGTTGTTGCTGCCCTCCTTAGGAGTGACCTGTAACCAATTTGGAATTGCCATAATCTGAAAAAAATTATTAAAGTTTAACATCAAGTTTCCAGTCAGTGTTGGAAATCACACGTGTCTTCTTTTCAGTCTCATTCTTCGATGTGTCCATCTTGACACTGCTGTCGGAGAACCTTATTTCATTGCCTGCTGCCTGTTGCATAAGCAGATTTCTGAACATGCTCATATTAGAACTCCCCCCATACCGCATAGTTGTTAAGGACTGATATGACATACGTCTTCTCCTCCTTTACTGTAGGAGGCTCGCCGTTTATCCACTTAACATCAGAGTCGGCTAATATGTTATACGGATTACTCTGCATGGCCTTAAGGTAGTATATGACCTCAAGATTTTTCGACGGATTCGCAGCTACAGTGAAATCCTCTATAAGAGACTGCTCGATAGTCACCACTCCTCCGAACTGCCTCCATCTTCCTGTTGTCTCATCATCATCGTTGAGCCTGTCGAACTTGTATGTGTTCCTGTCCTCCTCGCAGAATGAAAGGTGCCCGTCATCCAGACAGTATTCCGGATAGGCCTTCATGTCCGCGATGGTCTCGAACCTGTCCCTTGCGAAATTTGGAAGGGAACCCTGGTAGCTGAAATTATCTGTAAGAGCTGTAGCCATTTCCTATGAGAATTTTTGTGTTGAACTTGCTATTGTGACGGAGTTCTTGAGCATGTACAGGTAGTATACCTCCGAGCCTATCTGAATTTCCCCGTGCTCGTATGCCGTTATGTTCTCGAAACCGCTGGCATCCTTCACAGACGACACAAGCCCGAAAGTCTTCGGGTATGCATACACAATCTTGGAATTCACGACATCCGATACGGTTATTGATGTCTTTCCTGGCACAGTGAGCTTATTCATTGCCGTCACCATATCGGATGTAACAGTATCCTTCGTATATGTATCCGCAACCACTCCATAGTATGTAGGCGCATAGAACCTTACATACGCGGACGCCGTCTTTGTTACTCCATCTTTAGTGCATGCCACCGTATATGTCTTGTCTGATGCAACAAGCTCCTCCGTGTATGACAGCGACAACACGTCAACAGCCTTTCCGTTCACAGTAAGCGAGTCGGGAACGATGGTGTCGTCACCCTGCCTTATTGTCCATCTTATCACCACCGTATGCGATGTGCCCTTCTCGTAGGATGCGGAGCCTGACACCGACAGGGTAAGAGGAAACAGTTTCTCGTTTATCTTCTTCAGCGCAGAGGCCACTACCCCGTTCTCGATGCCGTTCTTCGATTCAGTGTCAAGCGTATCATCAATCACAGGCACGTCAGCCTTCGTAATGAACACGCCGTCATTCTCGAACTCCGACAGTTTAGTAGGGCGGTCAGTGATATCGGACCAGCGGACAGATGAATATCCTATAGAAGATGATATCACGTAATCTGTCTCGGCAACTGAAGCCCCACGCCAAAGCATTATACCGGTTTCCACAGGATTATGCACTTCCTCAATATCGTCAGGAAATCCTTCGGCCGAAGAGTATTCCGTCATGACCATCATCAATTTTCCTAGACCAAGAGGCTTCCGTGACAATGGCAGAAAAACCTTCAAAGACATGCCATCCTCCGCGAGCCTGCATAACACCATATTATCGCCATCCCTTTCAGCTACGATTTTAGAGCGGCCATCCGGAACGAAATATTCCAGACGGACATGTTCGGGTATCGCGACCTGGGTTTCACTGCCACTGGAGTTATTCTGCCTGGCAACCGTGACATTCAGTGTCAGGTCACTTCTATAATGCTGTCGTTTCATATATTGTAATCGTTATTTCTATCTGCGTAGTGCCATTTGAATTTCAGCGAGGACAATTCCCCCTCCGTCAGTTTCGTGTCATTCTCATCGACAATGATTCTCCGCAGCTGGCCATCTTCATAAATATATCGCTCGGCACTCCCCATGAAATCCAGCCAGAATCTGGCAGCAGAACGAGAAGCAATATACCCGCTGTTCTGCTCATAGTAACGTACCGCCTCATTGCTCAGTTCGCTTTCAATCAGTCCGTTGACAAAAGTCACAACTTCACCATCTGAAGACAGCTCGCGGTTTCCTGTCGCATATATAGTATCAAGTCCGCCGTAGATATTCCGGAACAGATATGTATGATGCAGCCCTGTCTTCAGCACAAAATCCTGCCGTCTGCCATCCGTAGCAGCCTCACCATCTTCCGTCTTTTCATGGTAACGCACCCACGCCGACCAGCCTGTGATGGTCTCATCCTCAAGTCCTGCCTTGTCAGCTGCTGCACGGATCTCGCTGTACGAGCAGAAGGATTCCGCCAGCTGGGCGTCCTTTACAATGACCGTAGTCTGTCTCGGCGAAGGAAGCGACACGATCCTCGGGCCGGAGCAAGCGAAATATATTTCCGCCATAAGCTCTGTAGAAAAGCCCAATGCAAGACGCCTCCATCTGAAAGTGACAGGTTCAGCTCCGTCAATATATGTCGCAGCCTGAGCTGGACGCCTGGTGAGCAGGTCATAGCTTTCATACTTTCTGTCAGATGGTTTCAGTCCATACATCACCTGATGATTCCAGGAAAGGTCTCCGGCTGATATGGTAACAACCGGAAGACCCGCAATCGCAGCCATAAACCCATGACGTCCGGAAAACAAGTCTTCCATGCAAGCCTCCAGGATTTCGGACAGGCGCAATACTATACCGCCATTAACAGGCATCGCCTTGAAGCTCACCCTTTCCGTAGAATTCACCGAGACAGATATCTGTACAGCATTCTTACCGGCATCTGTAATACGCAAATCTCCGGCACTTTTGCTGAAAACCACCTCTCCGTCACTATATGCATCATTGATTTTCATATCGCCTGTTTTCTATTGCAAAAATAGGCAGACTGATATCTATGGAAAGGACACGGCCATGAGACATTCAGACATCATAAGAAATGAATTCTCCGCGTGTGGAAACAGCATCAGAACCGGCACGGAATGTCAATGTCAGTTTCTTGACGATCCACCTTCTGCCTCTAAAGCACACAAGCCTGTACATTCTGAAGGAACTGATATCCAGAACAGACAAATCAAGATCCGCCGTAACACATTGACGGTCCCGGGATATCCAGGAGGCAAAGTTCTTATGGTATTCCTCCCAAAGGTTATCCGGAGACAGCAAGCACTCATTGTACATGCCTGAAAGCTTCGGGAGCGCCACACCTTTAAGCCGCTCCTTTCCGTCAGCGCCGAGCGTGTATCCGGAATCAGACATCTGACCGTCATACACATATCCGATATACACCTTGGAATCTCTTTCAGAATCAGCCGAAAGTGGCGGCACCAATGGAGCAACCCGATATTTCGCCTTGTTTCCAGAATACAGCACATCTGGAACCGCACTTACAGGGATAAGATCCGCCGTCGCATCAAACGATGAAGCATTGTCTTCAGCCGAGGTTTCACGTTTTCCTACATTATGGAATATCATGTCCTCCAGATACACTTTATTGCCATTGGCGGAAAAATATTTTCCCGAGTATATATCTCCGGTAAGCTTATTCCTGGCCGGAGAATAGTCACCATCTCCAGCTGCAGCCAGCACCTCAGAATAGCCGATTGCATCAGTTATCGTATCATCATCAAGCTCCTTTGACAATTTTGAAGAAGGATATGAGCTGGTACTGTCATCAGAGAACCCGAACACATACCGGCATCCACTTTCCGGTACAGCAGTGAAATTGTCAGCCACCTTTTCATCCCAGTCTTCAGGGGCAGCCTTTAAGACATCATCAAATGTCATGAACTGCACTTTCTCTCCATCATAATAGATGGAGGCGCACCGCATCCGCGCAAGGTTCTTGACCAGCTCTGCAAGCGACATGTCCGGCAAAGTCTCAGCAATATCAAACGATGAGCTCTTATACGGGTCCATCGTGTCCAGCAATCCATCATGAAGCCCCCTCCAGGCTGTCTTGAAATACCGTATTGACACCGAGTATCGCCCTATAATTGACAGGGGCGTAAAGGACGGGACATCCGTCCACGAGTCGGCAATGACTGCCAAAATCCTGTCCACGTCCACCACAGGCATAAAGCGGTCATACGAATACACCTTGTCGAATGCATCTACCGGGCTGTTAATATATTTATCCGGCACATCCACTTGCTCTACATTGCCGTCCTTATCCTTATATACCGATTTCGCCACATATTCAGGATCTATCAGCAGAGGTGCGCAGATACCTGGCTCATTGCCATAAATAATCCGGGTCATGACACTCGGGCATTCTTCACCTTTATATTTCAGTATATCCAGCTGCCAGATCTTCTTTTCCCACTCTGTCTCGACATTTCTTCCGGAGAAAGTATAATTCAATTTGCCGTCATCGATGCCGTCATATTCCAGCACCCCAAAGAACAGCGGAATTCCGCGGATCTCAATAGATGCCGATATCTTTTTCACTGACGGCTCCAGCATCATAGCAGCCAGATATCCCAGGACCTTGCAGTTCCGAGGTGTCGGCAAGAGCGCTATCGACGTGCTGAACGGCACCGGAAGATGGCTGTCGTCCAGCATAGGGTTCTCATATTCGATTTCAAATTCCGCCGACGGGTCAATGTCGAGAGACACCCCGCCATCTGTGATTATTCTGATCATAGTCTTCCCCTGTTCTTGAATCTGTTATACTTCTCTGTCTGCTCCACGATACCGTTCTTTCCTAGCATCGACACGTCTGCACGTATAGGACTGCTGAGCCTCCTGTTCAATGTCTCGATAGCTTCTGCCAGCCGGCTGTTGTCCGTCTGCCCACTGACAATGACCTGCTGCATCCCGTCAGGCTGAGTACTTCCTCCGGAAGCTCTCGCCATGGTGACGGACAGAGGATAGACAGCATCGAAGTTCAAGTCCTTGAGCGTTCCGTTACGCCTGGCCGTCTCCAATGTCGCAAGGAACGGCTGCAGGGACGGATTCGCAAGGCCAGCGGAGGGAATGACATATTCGCCTCCGTTCTCCCCTACCAGCACTGTAGGAGACGACACGAAACCGCGCTTGTCAGGTGACAGCCTAGCCTTGAACTTCTTTCCGTCCTGTTTCCTGGTCGTGTTCACGAATCCTCCTTCCTCGGCTCCTGTGGTAACAGGGGTGGCCGCTATCATTGCTGCCTCTGCGGCACCCATTGCACCCATAATCGCCGCCGGAGCGATACCCCAGGGAATTCCCCACTCGGCCAATGTCTTCGTGACTCCGAGTGCAGTGTTGATAATCGCCTGCGTGAGTTTCTGGGCCTTCTGGCGCTTCGCCTGCTTGAGTTCCATCTGCTCCTGATATGCATCCTTCTCGTTTTCCAGAGCCTCGACTTCAGCATTGTACTGAGCTTCGCTGATAAGCCCCGCATCCAGCCGTTTTTCCAGGGACTTTTTCTTCTTGTCGTTCTGCTTCTCATAGTCCTTGAACGACTTCTTCTCCTTGGCCGCCTGCAGCTCCGTAGCCTGAGACCAAAGGCTGAACATATCGCTGAATGCACCATCCAATGACGAAACAGTTGTTTTCAGATCTTCCAGACCAAGTTTGCCATTTGAGATATTCTGGAACAGCTGTTCCCATTCATCCTGACTTACGCCGAATAGGGAGCCTCCGCCAGCGCCCTTTCCTTTCGTCTTGGTCTCAGCAGTGGAATCGGAGCTGCCATCATTCTGAGAGCCGGAGAGTTCCGCCATAGTCTTTCGGATTTCCTGAAGTTTCAGTTTCAATGCGTCCAGGCTGCCGCCGTCAAGTTTCATGAAGTCGGGATTGTCCCCGGCCCGTATGATTTCTTCCAGCTTCGATTTCAGTTCCCCGAGATATTTAAGGTCAATGCCGGCGAGCCTCCGGGCCTGCTGCTTTTTCAATGTGGCAAGCGCATCGCCGGTGGCCGTGCTTGCGGCCAGTTCCTCGGCATTATGTGCCTCCATCGCTGTCTTCTCGATGCGGTACTGCTTCTCGAGAAGGCTTATGGCATCCTCGGTGCTCTTCTTTTTGGCCGCGGCATCTTTGGCCGCCTGTGCCGCCTCAGCCTCTGATTCGCCTTTCTGGAGCTTTATCTGCTTGTCAGACAGCTGGGACTTCAGCGCCAGAAGCTGCTCGCCGGAATCCTTGCCTGATGCTATCCTGTTCTGAAGTGTGAGTATTTCCAGTTCAAGCACCTTCTTCTGATACTCCTCTTCTGACTTTATATCCCCCTGCCTGTACTGTTCCTTCAGGTCATACAATGCCTGAAGATACTGGCTGTCCGTACCCAGCGACCATTTGCCTCCGGACGATGGCGAACCGCCTTCAGGGCTGGCTGGAGAGGTTGTCCCGGCGGGCGTAGTTTTCTTTAATGTCGGCCCGATGAAGTCAGGATTGCTCTCGTCAATGCCTGAGGATGTCGAGCCGTACAGTCCGTTTATCTTCGCCTCGTCACGGGCTGCATTCCTAACGCTCCGGAAAATGCGCGATAGTTCTTCCTCTATCGCCTGCTTATAGACATCTACATTGTCATAGACCTTCTCACCGAAAGAATCCACTCCGACCGCTTGGATCTTCTCTTTATGATAATTCAACCCCGTCGAACTGAGAGCACCATAGAAATTCCGCCCGGCATTCTTCTGCATCTGTGACTTCTTGCCCGTATCAGCCTCGGATTCAGCAGCCTTCATCGCATCACGATAATCCACGACCGCCTTTGTCACCGCCTCTATCTGCTCAGTACTCAATTTTGATTTATTCCATTTTTCCAGAAGCCCCGTTATCGTGTCTGTGGCCTTGCTGGCAGCATCTGTCAATGAACTGAAAATCTTAGTCTGCGCCTCTTCCATCGCCTGCAGCTTTATCTTGCGCTCTAGTTCAGTATTGGCAATTCTCAATGCAGCAGCCACTTCCTCGTTAGATGTCTTTTCCGTCAGAAGATACGGGAGATAGTCACCGAACCTCTCGTTCAATTTCTTGATGGCATCGGCACGCTCCTGTGAGCCCAGCTTCGCATCGATCACGGCTTTTCCCATCCTTTCCAGGGCGTTGCGTTCCTGGCCTATCTTGTCAATAGTCTCCGTATAGGCTTTGTTCAGTTCGCGCTGGGCCTTTTTTGCTTCATTGGTTCGCCTTACAACAGAAACAATAATTCCAGCAAGCGCACTTGCGCCCCACATAATTGCTCCAAATGGATTTGCCGAAATAGCTTTCCCCAATGTTTTGAATGATTGGACTACTACTTTTACATTTCCTGCCAACAGATTTTGAACCATAGCAAGCGCAATAGTTCCAGCCTTTGCGTTATTCATCGTCTGCAGCTCCTTCGCCAATTCAGCACGATGAGCTTTAGACCAAAATATCGCAAGCTTTTTCGCAACCACATTCGCCAGATACGCAGCAGTCCACAGAACAATAGCTTCGCGAACTTTCACTATCGCACCGACTATCCCCGAAATCACCTTCAGCCCCCCATTCGCAATCGTAAGCCCTTCCGACATTGCCGGATTCAGTTTTTCGCCAAGGCTCACGACATTCTCCAGAATCGCCTTTTTCTGCTTCTCCAGCTCAGCCGTCAGGGAATTGTTCTTCACAGCAAACTCTTCCGTCAATGAAGTCCCGGCTGCAAAAGCCTTGTTGGCGATTTCCTGCTGTGAACGCAGTTCATCCGTATGCTTTGACAGGGAACCGAGAACAGTGGCTGCCCTCTGGCCGTTCAGGTGCATCTCCTCCATCGCAGCAGTGACGGATGCCAGGCCTCCTTCGCCTCGCTGCATTCCTTCCAGGACTTTCAGTAGGGCTTCATTCACGTCCGTCTTCAGCAGCTCGGAGAACTCCTTCAGCGGAACACCGGCTATCTGTGCAAATGTCTCAGTCCGCTTGAACATTGCCATAATAGTCTGTCCGATGGCGGTCGAGGATGTTTCTGACTGCTGGCCGTATTTGTCGAGAGTAGCTGCCAAGCCAAGTATCTTGTCAATGCTGATGTCCGCATTCGGAGCGATGCCGGCAAGTCTCTTGGAGAAGTCCACGATATAGCCTTCATTGGCAGTGGATGCCATACCGAGTTCATTGATGGCAGAACCGACCTTGAGCATCGCCTGTTCTATGCCGTATTCGTCAGTGAGGTTGAAGATATCCGTCATCTTGCCAATGGCCGTAATGGCAGCCTCGGCATTGCCTCCGAGGTCCTCGGACAATGCGACATTGATCTTGTCAGCTGCTCTTGCGAATCCGAGCAAGTCTTCCTGGCCTGTTATTCCGAGCTTGCCGCCGGCACGGACAAGAGCCAGAAGTTCATTCTGAGGCGTCTTGGTGTCTATCTGCTTCAGGCTGTCACTTAGCTCCAGAATCTCATCCTTTGTCAGATTCGTGGTCTTCATCGCATCGGTCAATGCCTCATCGTACGAGAGAAAAGCGTCACGAGCACCGGTGAACTTATTGAACAGCGCAACTACCGCATTCCACGCTCCATACATACTCACGGCATACTTGCTGATTTTGTCGGCCCATTCACACGTGGTATAATGAACAGCTTTAGACTGATCCGTCAGTTCCTTCAGCCTTGTCTTCGTCTGCTGGAGCGTGAGGTTCAAGTTTTTCCAGTTCTCTGTGCCAGGAACCGCCTTGCTGAGTGCCGCATTGGTGAACTTTATCTGGTTACGAAGTTCTGAAATGGTCTTGTTCTCAAGCGATATTCCGCTCTGAAGCTTGTCAAACTGTTTACGGCTTTCTTCCAGCGATTTTTTCTGGTCTTTCAGAGTCTGGTTCAAAGCCTTATATTCCTTAGTCCCGTTCTTCCCAGCAGCAGACATCGCTTGAAGCTGCTGGTTAGTGGCCCTGATGGAAGTCTCCGTATCCCTTATAGTCTGTTCGAGTTCAAGTATCTGTTTGCGCCCGGCATCACCATTTACGATGATGGTCAGCTGCAAGTCCTCGTTCCTTATCTTTCCTGCCATAACGTTATGATTTATGGCACAAAAATAGCCCTCATCAGAGGGCCAATAAAGGACAATCAGAGGTTTGATGCGTATATTCCAAAAACAAGGCTAACTAAAGCTATAAACCAAAATATAGCGTAAATGATTTTATGCAAGATGCTTTCTTTCTTCCATCCAGCAATCTCATCACTATAGATTTCTTCAAGATTTTTCCGTAACTCAGAACCTGGTTCCAATTTATTAATTTCTCTTATCGGCTTCGGAGGAATAAGTTCCGTTATAGACACAATAAACAAGCCTAAAACAATCACCGGGACTAGCAGCAACACCAGTGGAATCGCCGCCAGAGCCGCGACTATAACCCCTATACCTGAAAACACACTTCCGAAAAACGCTGAAACCAGCCCGAAAAATTCTCCCATAAGCAAATGATTCAATCTTTCTGAAACAAGCGGATAAAAATCATCACGACAGTATTGAGCACTACTCCCATAAATACCGTCAAGAATACAAAGTCATTCCCATCATATGATTCTGGTATTATGTTGATATTCCAATCCAACAAAATCGATATAATGCTCAATTCAAATATGAGCATACACAGCCAAGAGAATATATAAAACAAAACACGGGTCTTTTTCCGCTTTTTAGCCAATTCCTCATCAGATAGCAATAAATCATCCGAAGTTTCTCCAAACTCAGGATGATATATGTTATATATGCCTAAACAGACAAAAAGCAGCGCGACAAGAGCAATCAAATACTCCAAAGCCCACAAAGCGCACGCTATCAGCAAGATTATGCCTATAATCTTGCCTACGCCACCAAACATCCACTTAAAAAATGCCAATAATTCTTCCATAGCCTGCGCTATTATAGATTGTTCATTTCTCTAAGTCTTGCGGCATTGAGGATATCGTGTTCAAGTTCCTTGCTGAGGATGGAGGACAATGCCTGATCCAGTGCAAGCCAGCTCCGGTTCATCTCGTTGAACTCACTCTTCAGCTGGTCCGTGAAGCCCCGTTTCTCGTCATCCGTGCGCCTCTCCCATTCCGTGATCTCGTTCGCGATGCGGAAAAGTTCCAGACGCGCATTGACGATTACCTTGTCAGCCTCGACATTGAAGTTTACAGTGTTACTTGCGGCACCCTGTGCCATTGTTGCATTAGCGTTGAGCATAACTAATGATGTTTTTATAAAAAATCCCTCTGCTTCAGGCCTGCTCAACATACCAAAGCCTTGCGGCAAGTACTGTCACAGCTTTCGCTTATGACGGCCATACAGAGGGATAACTTTCTGTAATAATATGCTATCTGTTTCCGGGAATATCACTATGCCGCAGAAAAGATATCTGATATGTTGAGCACCACAAAGGTACACAACTTTTCCGTATCCGCAAATAAAATCACAAACCAAACCTCTGAAGATTCGCCTTCGTCATCACAGGTGACTTGCGCACAGTTTCACAGATAATATCGAAGTCTATGCCTTCTATCTTGCCAAGAAACGCCCATTCCGAGAATTTCGAGATATTCACTTCCTTAATCTCAGCGCAATTGACATAGGAATCGTGCCTCAGAAATGGATAACGAATCCTCTGTATAGGTATTTGCAGCGATACAATCGCCTGAGGCATAAACTTGTTTATCTCCGAATTCATTATCACGCCACCATAAACATTCCCGTCATTGTCAAACCCAAGCACGATGAAATACTTATGTCTGGAAGTGTCTCCAAGATGCTTCGGCGTAATCCCATTGGATTCATCCATCTCGATACGATAGACATTGCCCTTTTCGATGGAGGCATCGGCCAGCTTCTTCAGTATATCCGGAGACAAGAAATCAGAAAAAGGCATTATGCAAGCGCTTTACACAGTTCTTCCTGGTCAATGATATAGCGCAATGTACTTTCATCTGCCCCAGCAGCCAATGCAATGGAATAATCATCCATCACCCTTCTTCCGCTGCTCCTGTATGCTTTTTCCCAGGCAGAATCGTGAGATTTGTCCTTCAACTGGGCAAATGTAAGATGCAGATTCTCAGAGATGGACTTGTCAAGTTCTTCCATCATAGGCTGGGATATATAATCCATATTCTCCGGGCGCTTGGCGATAAGGACATTCGGAGCATCCTCCCCGGCCTTCTTTACAGCCGCATTATAGATAGAGACCAGTCCTTCATCAGTCATTCTATGATCATTCTTCACCGCATTATACAGATTTGTCGGCACCGGTCCGTAATCCAGCGCATAAAAGTCATCCGCAATGATACGGGTTCCCCATTTGGCCAGGAAAGCCTTATCAGCAAAATAAAGAATTTTAAAAAGATGATAGTAATCGACTCCTTTAGTCTTGTTCAGGACGTAAAGAACAATCTCTATCAATGTCTGCTGCTGAAATCCTGTCATAGTTATAGTTATTATAGTCAACTCACATAGACATACTGGCGAACAGGCGCTCCATATCGCTGATAGACTTCGCTTCCATATAAGGTTTCGGCGTAATCTTGATAACCGGATTGTTCTGGGTTTTGCTTACTACATTCAGCATTGCTGCCAGATCTTTCGACATCGCCTCAATGTGAACTGTCTTTTCTGATGGAGTTCTTGCCACAACTGTGTTATAAAATTCATCCATAAAGCTTCTTGTCGTAAACTGCACCCCTTCAAAGTTCAGAACGACAATAGGGTCTTCAGAATTATTCACCGCTTCAAGAATATCCTGCGCCGATATTCTGTTCAATATATCCTGTCCTATAAGGTCTTTAATAAATATTGTCGTCATAATTCTGACAACTTGCTTGATTTCACATTCACTACAGGCTTCAGACTCATTCAAAACACCTCCTATGCTGCAAATATACTTAATTTCAGCGATTTGACAACTAACAAATGTTATAAGAAATGTCAGATGCCGCTTTCCAGCTGCTTGCGAAGGCTCTCGGCGACATCGTCGGTGAGGTCGTACATCAGGCGGGATGCGATGGAGGAATATGCACCGAAGATGTAGCGGTTATGAATCTTTCTGTTGCTTCTGGTCGTCCTGGAGCCGTGACGAAGCCGCTTCAGATCCAGGAATCGCTCATAATCCGTATGCGTGAACGTCAGCTTGCCGTCCATATCCGCACCGCCGGACACCGTGATGCCCCTGTCATTGAACATACGCCCGGAACGGAACCGCACGGCACGGCTGATGGCAGTTCCCTGGGAACTCAGCATCCGCCGTCCATCCTCCTCCAGAACATTCCGGACGAACCTTTCTTTCACGCCCATACGCTAGCACCTGAATGAAAGTTCAATGCTGTATCCGCACCAGCCGCCGAAAAGAGAGCTCTCCGGCGTGATGTCCACCGACGCCAGCTGAAGCCCGGACAACAGTCCACAATTTCCGGACGTGGCATCATCGGCAATCCTGGCCAGGACCGCATCCGCGATGCCGGCAAGCTCCACATACTGCTCATTCTCCCGCTCTTCCGTCCTGCTGGTACCAAGCCCCTTGTCAAGCACGAATATCACGGTGCTCAATATAGACGTATATCCATCAGTGTCGCCCGACTGCTTGCACTCAGACCTGGCCACTACTATCTGAGGGCCTGAAAGCCTCGAGAGCTTGGAGGTCGCATCAGCCTGCGCCGTCGTCATCACGGATTTCAGCTGCAATATCTGCCCGTCATCATATTCCCGTCTGAAAGTCAATGCCGCCAGATACTTATCTAGCCTTATTATTCTTGACATTCTGCTCATAGCGCTTTCTCTCCTTATAATTGTGCCACATTATGCTTATTATGGTGTACAGCGGCTGTTCTTCCACCTGCTCCATCGTCCCGAGACTCTGCTCCTTCGCTATCTCCACCAGAAGATCACTCCACCCGAACGACGGCCCGGAAGACTCGCCATCGCCGGAGAACAGGAGACGCATATCAATGATTTCCCCGTCAATGCAGACTTTCTCCTCCTGAAGATACTTCAGGCAGGCGGCGAACCACATCATTATAAGATTCTTCTGCCAGGATTCCAATCCAGCCACAACCCGGGCATCATCCGCAAACCTTCCGGAGGCCACCGGACGAACACGACGCCCAGCTCTGTTTTCCTTCAGCGACGGCCTTCTGTACAGAAATGCAATGCACTCGTCCAGGTCTCCGGCATCGTGGCTTCCGAAAAACGTATTCAATGCAGACGATGCGTGGCGGAACTCTCCGAAAGTCAAGTCGTGCAGCATATCGCCAGGGCCTATAAGCCTGGAGAACCCAACTTTGACCTCCGGCAAAGGATTTCGGACCGAATCGAAACTTAGCCGGCTGCTTTCAGCATCGAAAAGCCATCCAAGACAGCGCTCGCACAACGAATACAGGTTCTCGTCCCTTCTCGTCACCGCGTCCTTGTCAGCTGCCGCAGCCCCGACCTCCCAGGCCGTGATTTCCAGACCAAGGAAATAATACAGCACTCGGACATTGAACTCAAGCGGTGATTTCCCGGCATTGACGCAATCCTCGAACAGCTGGAAAACCCGACATACCTGGAGCGGAGTCATCTCGTCCCAGGAGGCAGGAATCTCGACCTTGTGTCCCGTCTCGAATATCTCTATCGTCGTCATACGGTCGTGCAGTACTTCTTACGAGAATCGTTCTTAGGCAACAGGCATCTGGAGCCGCTTCCAGGACTCAATATATTCCTTATATCATCAAGGATATCTGATTTCTGCTTCTTCAGCTTGCCGAGATACCAGTCTATCTCAGCGGAAGAGGCCTTGTCGCTTGCCTTGTTTCCCTGATATGTAGGAGAGAAACGCCTTGCAATCTCCAGTGGGAACACGGCCAGCGACCAGCGCTCACCAGCCATTATGACCGATGACAGCACCGCCGCACGGATAGCCAGCGACTGCAGAGGCTGACTTCCATTCCCCGACAGAATCTCGTCCCAGGAGTCTCCGAAATATGATGAGAGTTCATTGTCCTGCTCCTCTATCACGAGATTCTGAAGCATATAATAGACATAGTAGCTCCCTTCTATCGGATAGACAGCCTCGAAATCCCGCAATGACTTCACGATGGACTTCCTTATGCCGGAGCGGACGGCCGATGTCATCCACGCTTCCACCTTGTTTTCCTCCAGATACGAATACAATGCGTCAAGCGCCCTGTAGTACCGCTCGCGCATCGCCCTGTCATCACGGTCCACCATCCACTCGAAAGGCATCTTCTCATTGTCATCCATCTTAACCTTCCGTCCCGTGGACTCGTGGGAGACTGAAGACAATGCCGCATAGCGCATTATCGCCAGGAATGCCACAGGTAGCCGTACCGCATTCAGCAGAGCTTCATCCGAGCCACTCTGATAAGCATCCGATGCAGCTTCCATAACAGCATCACCGACACGGCCCCGGACTTCCCTGATGGCAAAATCAATCTCAGTGCGGATCAGCCTATACGGAGAAGAGGCATACCATTGTCCGGTAATGTTTTCCAGTTCTTCCGAGCCTCGCCCGTCTTTATTGAAAAGTATCATAATCATTGATTTTTAACCCTTGCCGAGGAAGTAAGAGCATCCTCCGCTTCCAGCTGCCTATGATAGAACGCCAGCTTCAGCCCCTTGCCCGGGAAGTTGAATGCGATGGCCTGGTTTATCGGCTCCAATATCGCGCTCGATGCGATTTCCGTGTCTGACAGAAGGAACAGTTTGAACGCATAGAGAAGTTCCGAGCCGGACGCAAGCTTGCCATTCACCATCACATTGGAAAGAGAAGGATGCAGCCCCATTCCGGATGTTATCGCGGATGTCGATGCCTCTGCGATTTTCAGCTGACTCTCGACAAAATCCTTGATTTTCTGGTCCACGGCCGTGATGCTCCACTGGGCACGGCTCTGCCCTGTCTCCGAAGGCACATCCACCGTATAGAAGAACTTGCCGGCATTCTCCTTGCCTGACAGAACCTCCGTGACACTGTCAAGGAGCTTGCTTGTCAAGTCGCTTATCTTATCCTCGATCTCTGCGTCTGACCACTCCGGGTGCTCCATCCTCAAGGCATTACGCTTCTCATCCCAGTATTCCTTCGGAGCCTGGATATGATAGGCCAGGTTTATTCCGTTGTCGGTCACATACTTGAATATGGACGGAATTTCCGAACCACGGATAATCCAGCGCAATGCGCCCCAATAGGACGGTACTGAATAGAAGTCCCTGGAGAACGAGTAAGTATGATTGTAAGAAGCGGACGCCGCATATCTGCCCGGATCGCGCCTGTCATACACAGGATAGACACGGACACCGGTGCCAATGCAGGAATGTTCAAAATCGCCCACGACAATATGCTTGACATCAGCGATATTCCGGGTGTCAGTCCATTCAAGGCGTGCATTCTTGGCCGGGATATGCTCCAGATAGGCGATTCGCTTGTCCGCGCCTATCCTATGGCCGCGTGTGAGATACTTCGCATCGAAGAAGCCCTTGAGATGCAGGTAATCAGTCATACAGCCCTTGATATACGACACATAGTCCCAGTCATCGAGCCACGACCGGATATCCCTGTCTTCAACCCACTTGTGAATTATCTTGCCATTCTCGAATGCCAGCTGTGCGAGATAGACACCCTGGCCGAACAGAAGCCCCATCTGTCTCTCGAGAATACCGGGGCCGAGATTGTTCCCGTCCAGCACGTCACGCAGCCTGGACGGAAGCATATTGTCTGAGCCGTAGGGGATGATTTTCTGGCCGCATACGCTTTGTGGCATATATTCCCAGTTGCGTTCCTGGGCCTGCCACAGGACGGCATCCAGTCCTCCGTCTCTCCTGTTGGACAACGTGAACGCCCTCCCATCGTCCAATGTCTTTATCCAGGTATGTTCAGATATCTTCGCTTTCATAGCAAAATTGTTTTTTCTCCTTCGAACGTCATCAGCAGAGGCTGCCAGAACTGCCTGTATTCGCCTGTGTCCAGGTCAATGTATGATTCCATCATCTCCGCATTCTTGTTATATACAGTGCTTTCCCTCTCTCTTAACCGCCCGTGACGGACTTCCACGACGCCATCGCTCGTGCCCCTGCTGCTGTTGTACGACATAAACGTGAAGCTGAAGCTCTCGCCGGCGGCTGAAAGCTTCCTCATCCTGTCTATCGCTTCATAAACGTTCATGGCGCAAAGGTAGCCACGGAGCGCCCGCAAATAAAGGACATACCAGGTTCTGAAGTTCATATACAGACCGCCGATTTTCAGGCAAAAAGCAACGTAAAATCGTGACATTACGTCACTTTTTCACGCATAACAAGCGAAATACGTGACGACTCCGCTGGAATCAAGCCCGAAGCGACTATTCCCTGCCACAGAAAAGCCCGGCCGCGCTCCGGAAAGGATGCGATTGCAAACCGCATCCCGAGTGATATATGGCGAAGCCGAGGTAGAATGACGCTATCGGCAAAGCGGATCTCCTACAGAAGCAGACGGCAGTGGCTTTCCTCTCGCTATCTGTCTAAGGGACTTGGTCATAACAAGATACTTGAACGAGTCGGACGGATTGGTGGAACGTGTAGGAAGAAGATCTACCGGAAGCTTCTCGGTGCTCTTGTCCTTATAGACAATGCCGGACTTGACTTTCGTCCTGGCATTCTCGAGCGACAGCTTCAGATACTTGGCAGCTGAAGCATCGATGCGCACTACCGGAAGCCGCCTGTTCGTCTCGGCAAACAGTTCCTGCATAAACGCATACTCCTCCGGCTGCGGTATGTTCCCCTGGCCTATGGACATCAGCTGCACCACCCATCCAGTGCGTTTTCCGTCAGCATACTCGATGGAGCGTTTCAGCTTGCTAACCTGATCCTCCCCTACCGACTTATACGCATTGCCGGCCCTGTCATAATAAAGCCTCAGGATCCGGCTGCGCATAGGGCCGAAGAACTTCAGGAACTTGGCGCCAAGATCCGGGACATACTCAGGCGCCAGCGTGTGCAGGAACTTCACCACCCGTATGCAGTCCCGGCCTCCCTCCTTGCAGTCCTGTGCTATGGACATCGAGCACATATTTCCGAAATCCACTCCTGCTGTAAGAGGTCTGTCCATATCCAGATACTTCAGTACCCGGCAATCCTCCGCATCCATTATTCCCAGTCCTTCATAAGCATCCTCGTCAATTCCATCAAAATAGAAATTCCTTTCGGACAATGCAGTATAGAACCGGTCGCCCGACTCCAGCGACGGCTTCATTGACAGTATCGCCGTGTTCAGGTCCGGAAGCTGGCCGGCGATGGCATCGGAGAACCACTGCTCCGTAAGGATGTCAGCATTGATATAGCTGGATGCCTGCATAAAGAATGTGCGAGACTCCGGCAGCATACGGAGTTCCTGCCACCTAGCTCGCCAGAGATCCGCCATCCGGCACTTGTTCCTATACTCGTTCATATCAGCCGCTTCTCCTGTCTTCACCCATTTGTCCCGTGCTGCCACACATTCCTGCAGGGCCTCATTGTACACCAGCCCTGCACGTATCACGGTCAATATGGCAGGTACATTCATATTCCTGGCATACTTCAGTACCCAGTCATATTCCCCAATGTGTGAAGTGTCAGGCATATCAGTAGTGAACGAGAAGCCTCGGTAATACACGCTGCGTCCATATTCGGCACGATAGCCTCGCACCGCTTTCAGAAGATTGGCAATCTTGTCTTCCCTGAAATACTTCACCTCGTCCCCGAACACATATACATAGGAAGCCCCGGCCAATGTCGATGGACGGTCAAGCGAACCGAAACGGATGTTAGTCCCGGTGTAGAATATGATTGTCCTCTTGTAGGACACCAGCTTATTGAACGGCTTCCAGAAATGCGGCTTGAGCCAGTCCGGGAGATCAGCCTTCTCAGCCTCCGTGAATTGCGGCGGTTCCTTCTCGACGACATAGTGTATCCCTTCCTTCAGGCCCTTGCGCTCCAGACCTTCCAGAACGGCAGGAAGGATATTGGCGGAAAGATTGTTGAACGTATCGGCCACCCAGACGCAAGGAGCGCCAGGCAGCTCATAGATGACATCGAACAGGCGCTCCGCCTGGATGTCAGTAGTCTTGGCGGAACCTCGGCCGAGGACTGCGACACACTGGCAAGCCGACACCAGCGACGCTATCTGTGCAAATTTGTTCTGGTACTGCACGGACGCAGATTCTGTCCTGGCAGTATTAACCTTCTTCCTGTACCCCATTGTTCAGCATTTCCTCCACATTCATATCCGTGATGCCTGCCTCCATCTTCAGGCGTTTCTTCACTGTCTCCGGAGCGACTAGCCCCTCTATCTGCCTGCCAAGCTCCTGCCGGTTCACCGCCGGCAAGCCTATAGCCTCCGGCGTCAATGACAGCACTCTGAACGGCTTGACATACATCTCGGCAGGAAGCCTTGCCGGGTCATCCTTGTCCAGCTGCAACGCCCTGGCCTTGTTCGAGAGGATGTTGGCAGCTATCTCGTAATCCTTGGAAGTCTGCGCCGCATCTCTGGCAGCAATATAGAGCGCATCGAACTGGTCGGCAATCTTGTTGCGCATCGCCTCCTTGGAAATTTTTCTGTTGCAATAGAACATCTCGGTCGCCTCGCTGTACATATCCGATGCATGGTCATAGCTGAAACCGAACGGAGGAGATGTCAGGAACTTGATTGTCCTGCGTTTCCCATACTGCCCGTCGAGAGAATATATAAGTGTGAGGATATCCACATAGAGCTGCTCTTTCTCGCTCAATGTTCCTTTCGAGCCTGATGCGATATAGTCCTGGATGCGCTGGAACGCCCCTTCTTTCTCCGCCCCTCCGAACAAGTCAAGTTTCGAGATCGAGAATGAACGGTCACGGACAATCTCGGCGAACTGCTTCAGAGAATCAGCATCCCCTCCGGCGGCAAAACGGGCGACCTTGATTTCCAGCTCCGCCCTTTTCTTCAGCCGTCCGCGGACTACCGAATCGTATAGTTCGTCAGACTTGTCAGCGACCCTTTTCTGAAATTCATCTGAAGACAGGCCGAGATATCTGGCGATATCCTCATCCGGCCAGCCGAGAGTCGCAAGCCAGCTCACTTTCTCCGCAGAAGTCATTTCCTTCTCCTTATTGCTTACCTGATCTTCCATTGTATCCTTCGATTATTCTGTTCACTTCATCCAGTTCAGCCTCCTTGACCTTCAGCCGCTCCTCTCTCTGAATCTTCAAGTCAGGCCTGTCATTCTTCTTCATCTCAGACTTCACGCGCCATATTGCTCCTATGAGATTTTTCTGACGCCGGAAGAGTTCCGACACCGTCATCTTCAGCAAAGCCTCACGGCGTTTCGTCTCACCGAAAATCGGATGTCTTCCAAGCACGGAATGATGTTCTTTGTAATACTCGAATTCGGAGCGGATATTCCGATGCTGCGTGAAACTTTTTATCACTTTTTCAGCTGTATCATAGCAAGTTTCAGCGGTCGTACACTGATACAGATTCTCGTGCGCATCTACATAGTTATGCCAAGCCGTTATCATATCAGCCGCCAGGATTTTCAGTTCGGCAGGGCAATCGTCATCGCCGAGGAACGGCCACGTCTTTCTGAACTTGTTTCCATATTCCTGGCTGAGCGACACAGACGACAAACTATGATCCTGGACAGGCTCCTCGGCGAACCGCTTCAATTTTTCGTCAAGGAGATGCCTGAAACGCGGAGACTTGCGCACCAGAGCATCCAGCCACTTGTTCGGCTCATATATGCCAAGAAGCCGAAGTCCCTCATTGACCTCGGCTCCCTGACGAATCCATCTGTCTATCTCATTCATTCTAGCTAAGCAATGTGTTCTCGATAAGGGAGCTTATTGCCTTGTACCCCTCCTGACTTGCAGATATGAAGCGTTTTCTCACAAGAGCCTCCATCACCACGCTCTCGCAAGGGTTACCTCGAAGAACAGGAGTGATGAAGTTTCCATAAGAGAAGCCGACTTCTACAGGGTAATGCCTGTACGTATCGAAGTATGTATGAAGGAAAGCCTCATCGTCCATTTCCGCAGCGCCGGCAAGATGCTCCACGAGAGAGGCCTTGCTGAACTTCATCGGCACACGGCTATCATACTTTCTTTCGCCATAAGCGGTAGTATAGACATACGGGACTGACAGTTCATCCAGGTCTACAGGCTTGCAAGGAAGCACATTGGCAGGCACGAGAACGAAATCATCGGCGATGTTCCCATCAGCCACCAGCTCCGCAAGTTTCACCTGAAGGCTCTCTCCGTCAGCAAATGGGACAATCTTGAACGGAAGCTCTGTCATCCTGCCCCACACCCGGCTCATCTGCTCCTCCGTTCCAGGATAAGCAAGAACCGCTATCACAGCCTGAGGCTCCAATTCAGAAGCCTCAGGTCTTGTCTTCTTCGCACTCATAACTAGGCGGTCTCAGAAGCGGCCTTGGCGGCATCGGCTACGGCCGGCATCGCTCCGCTGTAGTCACCAGGAAGGAACTTGTCATTCAGCTCCTGCTTGAATGTGAACTTGCGTTTATTGGCCTCGTTGTTGCCGGTTCGCTCTGCGCTCAGGAACAGAGGATTGCACTTGCGTCCGAACATCTGCACCTTGCCGTTGGCAGTGCCGTCGCACTCCTTGACAAGAATAACCACGCCTTTGTTCATAAACGCCTCCGTGAAGCCCTTGATTTCAGAGCTGTTGCCCGGATGCTCGAACTCGAGCCCCTGCTTTACTCCGCGGGCATCGGCATCACCGGAATACTCCTCTGTTTCAGCTATTGTGGTCGGAGTGCCATAAATGGCTACTGCCTTGGCTTCCTCATTGAGTTCAAGGTCGCCCTTCATTGCCGGATTGCCGACCTCTCTTGTCGGCTCGGTCTTGATGTCATCGACATCGACAATGATGATGTCTGAAGATCTGGAGACGGCACATCCTGCACCGTCACCATTTTTAGGTATGCTTACTTTCGTGTACATATTCTTTAATTCTTATAGATTACGCAGTCTCGACCGCTTTATCTTGATTCTGCTCCGAGTGGTCGCTGACGGCCTTGCCGTTTTCCCACTTGTCACCAAGCTCGGCATCTCCGGAAGCGATTGCAGCAGATGGGTCATATCCATCAGGAACGGAAGCATACACAGCCTCGGCAATCTTGAATCCGGTGGAAAGTGAGTACTCGCCGAACACCTTCACATCGTAGTTCGACTCCTCGATCTTGTTGATGCAGCTCTCGGCCTTGCTGTAGTCCACGAGCTCCACGAAGTTCTCCTGAGGTGTAGCGAAGATGATCTGAGAGTTGTACATCGACTTGAGCGGCACGAGATGGAAGTTCGTGAAGCGGATCGCCCCGTCAGACTCCACGCCTGTATATTTGCCGTTGATGGCGAAGTCCGCCCTCTTGTACTTGGTGAGAAGCTGCTCGGAGCAGAACACTGTCACGATGTTCGCAAACATTCCGGAGATGGCATCCACGAAGTTGTTCACATAGTCGAGAAGCGCCTGGTCGCCGAGAGTCATCGGATTCTGTGCGTTCTTGTAGAAATTGATCTTGCACTTCGCATCCTTCTTGCCTTCCACAAGGATAGTCTCGAAACCGTCCATAGAGTTCTTAGCAGGAGTTCCGGCAGTGCCGTCGGTAACGGTGCCGGCATCCACGAACTTTCCTTTAGCAATCATTGACAGCGTGATGTCGTCAAGCACCTTAGGCAGGATGTGATTCTCGATGATATACCTGGTGACAGGCATCTCGGCCATTGTCTTGCCCTGCTCGTAGAGGAACAGAAGCCAGCTCTTCAGCACCTCGGCAGGCTGGATGAGGACATTGATCTTGTGCCTTCTGTACGGAATCCTTATCGGGGTGAACTTGGCAGCGCCTTTCGGTGTCCACTTCGGAGTGAACTGCTGAGACACCTCGGACATAATGACGGCGGATGCGATATAGTCGGTGTTCGACTGCACACGTGTCATATACTTTGCGTCAGGGAATCCATTGTAGATTCTCTTGGTGAGAAGTTCAAGCTTCACCTTAGGAGGCATCACAGACTTGAACTCGGCATTGAGGTCGGTGACGTCAATGGTGGCGTCGTCCAGGGCTCCGAATGCCAAAGGATTCACGGAGTCTAGAGCAGCGGCCACCATCTTGTTGTGGCTTGCCGCCATATTGACGGAGAATACAGGCGCCGAGTTCTGCGCCCCTGCCTGTGCAGCCGGTTTCGGTTCCGGCTCATCCGCAAGTGCGAGGACATTGTTCTGAAGAGTCTTGATCTGGGCCTTCAGTGCGGCGGTAGCCTCCGCAGTCTTCGCTTCGACAGCTGCATTGAACAGGTCCAGCGCGGACTCGCTGTCGTCCTCGACATCCACGCTTTCCAGCTTTGCAAGGAACGGCTCGCCGTATGTCTTGCGGATAGTCTCCCTCTCCTGGTCAGTGAGTGAGACCTTGCCGTCCTTGACCTCCAGCTGAGCTTTTCCGAGAAGACGGGCCACCAGCTGACCCATCTTGGAGTTTGATAATGATTTCTTATTCATCTTTAGAGAATTTGGTTACGAATTAATGCCGGCCACGGCCATCACCGCCTCGGCGGTTTCCCTGAGTGACTTCTGTGCGTCCGCCATCCCGAGACGTATGGCATCGGCCGTCAGGAACATCTTGCCTGACAGGACTCCTTTCTCGTCCTTCTGTATCCCAGGGCGCCCGGCAACCACATCATCCTGGAACATCTTCACGTGCACGGAAAGTTCCTCCTGGGCCGGAACGACATTGCCGGCAAGAGCATGGCGATATGCGTAGTTCTTGTCTTCTGATTCCTGGGCATATACTGTCACCCACTTCTCACCGGTAGCGGGATTCGGTGCGGAGTTATCCAGATACATATAATACGCGCCGATGGAACCGACCTCAGAAGCCTTGTTGTCCATATAGATAGCATCGCACTGGGATGCCACCCAGTATGCGGCGGAAGCGCATACATCACAATGCACATATATAGGCTTGCCGGCAGCCTGGAATTTCCTGATGGCAGCGACCATAGGCGGAACCGCATTGCCGGATCCTCCGCCGGAGTCTATATCCAGGACAATGCCGACGACATCATCATCCTCGGCATAGCCTTCGATATATTCGGCCAATGTCTGAGTGCCGTCAGATACGCAGGTATCATATTTCGTCATCGTGCCGTGAAGCGGTATAATCATCACTTTCTTTGCCTTCCGCCCCTTAGCTCCAGAAGTGTCGGCATCAGAGAACTCCGTCATCTCAGGACTGACGGCATCCATCACTATCGGAGACTTTGAAAGGAACTCGCGTGCGATACGCATAAGCTTCTCCGGCTCGGAAACGAACCAGAGATTCTGCATAATGTCACGTGCCAGCTCAAACGTGTTTACTTTCTTCATACAGATATATCTTCTTTATCTGATGCGAAATTACGAAACACGCCCTGGCAGGAAAGGACAACGGCCCTAACCGGCTACCGTCTTGTACTTTGCCGAGATTTTTATCTGTCCGGAGATTTTCACATCGAAACGAAGCGGAAGATCCTCAGAGCCTAAGGCATCCATACCGCCATCACAATAGAACACTTTCACCGCCAGCCTATGTTTCAGAATCCGCACTGGAGATGCCAGCACGGCGGACAATGTCACCGTCCGGAGCATTCCTTCATCTTCCGCCGTATCCTCAATCACCGCAGATGCGCTTGCCGGCACCAGAGGAAGCACGATTTCCTCTGCATCCTGTTCATCCAGACTCCGCGCTGTCAGCATATCAATTATCCGTATCATTTTCCCAATCCTTTATAGTTAATAGATTCATCTATGTAGTAAGCCTTCCTGACCAGACGCTGACGGATAGCCTCGTAAGCAGCCTGCTCCTTCCTGTACACCCGCTTGTGCAATGCGTCGAAGCAGTCGGACGAGAACAGTTTCCTGGACATTATGAAAGCGTCCACTATATCCTTCTTCTGGAGCCCTAGCGACTCGCCCTTACGGTAATAGCCCATGAAATCCAGCTCGAACACTGCCGCCAGCGCCATATTAAGCGACGCTTCATCTTCAGGATTGAAATACACCCATTGCTTCTCATAGTGTCTGGTGAGAGCATTGACCGGAAGACGCAGCTTGACAATGTTATCCTCTGTCCTCCCCGGAATCGGCAGAAGGCTTCCGTGCAGATGCGCCAGAAGCAGCTTCCCGAATATGTCAGAACGCACTTCGAGACTGCCGTCCTCTTCTTTAGGATAAAGATACGACAGGTAATCCGCAAGAACAGGCGTACTCGCCCTGAATTCCGTATAAACCATATAATAAACTGAATTTCAATACAATATATAAATTTTTCCACAAATTATCAATACCCAATGTTACCGTTCCTTGACATATACGGGCACGCCTGTGCGGATATACTCCCTCAGGATTTCGACCGTCGCGCCACGGACTATGCTCGTGCAGTATTTACCCGCATCCTCGCCTAACTGAAGCCGGAACAGAACCTGCCTCCCATACCACAAGTCCCTCACAGTCGCCAGCTGCATACCATCCGGCACGCCGTCATATTTCCAGACTGGGAAAGACCTCCCGTTATAGGAAATTCTCAAGTCTTCTACGATCTCACCTTTAGCCATAGTTTTATAGTGTTTTACCAAATTTCTACTTCTGACGCACTTTTTTCCGAAATAATCTGACGCACTGACGCACTAAATATAAATAATTGACATTCAATACGTTTAGTAGGTCAAATCAATCTGACGCACTTTGACGCCCAAAATAGCCAAAATCAGTCTAATTCATTGATTCATAGGTGCGTCAGAAGATTTCAGCATAAATCCTCATTTTGACCCCTCCTGCGTCAGCAAAACCAAAATGACCCAATCTGACGCACTAAACTGACGCACTATAACTATTTATATTTCAATTATTTATATCCCCTCTTCCTCTTAGTGCGTCAGATGGTCAAAGAAAAAAGACAAAAAGTATATGAGACGAAAACCAGCCGTCACGGGACTGAAAAAAGAGGCCGTGAAGACCTCTCAAAGTTTCTCCCGGAAGACCGGCCTAGAAAGGCGGCTTCCCTAAAGCTTCGTCAGGAACTGCGGCGGCGTTCTGACCCACTGACGCACCTTCGGTAAGAGTGCCGTCCTTCCTCGTGTCAATGTAGAAGAAATATACATCCTCATAGTTCACCTTACGGCGGATGTCATTACGTTCACGCTCCGACTGCGTCGTCATAAGGGCTTCAGGATTGAAATCCCAGTCCTTATATGTGCAGTACTGTATAAGCTTCATCTTGAATGACTTCATCTTCATCAGCAGGGCGTACTTCGGAGGTAGCGTCGCCTTGTATGCCTCGAAAGCTTCATCCTTCTTCACGAGACAGTTCAGGCGCTCTTCCGTGAACCAGTCCTCCGCCCAGAACAAGAACTCGTCCGAGAGAGCCTTCTGGAGGATTCGCTTCTCGATGTCACGCATCGGCGGCTGTATGCGCACCTGGAGCTTCATCCAGACGGAAATGCAGTTCAGCATGAAATTGTAGAACTTGTTCATTTCCTCCGGAGAATAGTCAGAAATAAGGTTGGAGCCGAACTCCGTGAGCGGGCTCCGCTCCTTCAGACCACGCTGCGGATCGTCTGCGTGATAATAGTCAGTGAACGCCACGAACCAGGTACGGCGACGCAGCGAGGCATCAAAATTTCTTATGGCGTGGTTGGACGTGAACACCACTTTCGGGGAATCCTTGAAGTCGATGGTATATGATGCCACGTATTTGGCATTGACCACCATTTTTCCGGTAATCATCGGCATAAACTTGTGCAGATCCACCATATTGTTAAGGTCATCAATGAAGACATTGTCCGTGATTCCCTTCTCCACGCCCTGCAGCAGGAAGTCATATTTTCCCGGCTGCAGGTTCTGGCCGTCAATGAACAGCTGCTTTCTCATCTGCTCGATGCTGGACGCATACAATGACTTTCCCGTTCCTCCGAGATGAGTCCCCTCGTCGCTCTGCTCGGTCTCCATGCAGAACACGGCATAAGGCTGGCCGGCATTCTTGTGTTTCGTCATAAGGAAGCCCAGGGCCATCACCTTGTTTATGAAATGCAGGTCGTGTTCCGCCTGCTCGTCAGGACTCAGAGGAATGCCCAGCTCCTCCTTTCTCCAATATGTTCGCCCGGTATTATAGACGTAGCGCATAAATGTCAGGTCGTTGCGCATTATCTTGAGCCGATACTTGCCGGCATCCCCTAGAGCGTCAATTGACTTCTTATAAAAGAAATACTCGGGGGATTGGGGGACGGACGCTTTCAGCTGCGCCAGCAGGGATGCATATTCAGGCGTGTACTCGATATCGAAGAACGGCGACTCAGGCTTGAAGTCGTGCTCCAGTATCTTGCTCTTATATATCATGCACGGGCAGTCGGCCGCCTTCACCTCCTTCACGCCGTCGGCGGATATGCGGAAAATGCCGTTCCTGAAGAAGAAATGATCCGAAGACTCGCTCCAGCTCTTGAAGTTCGGTTCGATCACCTTCAGCTTCTCCAGACTGGCAAGCCGTATCTGATTGCTCCTGTAGATAGTGTTGGCCAGAGTCTGGGAGTAGTATTTCGGATGCGTCTTCAGATATTCCAGCAGATAGCTCGACACGGTCGATGCGATAGCCTGTTCATCTATCAGGGTCACCACATTGTCGCGGATGTGGCAGAACGTATATCCCTTCGCATTGGCTGAAGATGCTATGCGATAGAATCCTCCCGCCTGAAGGAATGAATACAGCTGTTCGTTGTTTATGTCGAAAGTGAAACCAGTCTTGGCGGGCTTGACCGTCCAGAACTTCAGACCGCCGGAAAGTTTCACCAGGTCGCCGAACAGCTTGTAAGGGTTCTGGTTCTCCGGGCGGCGGAAATGCACGAAGAAGTCTTTCGCATCCTTGCAGGGCTTGCCCTTGCGGTCACGATAGGTTCTCAGCTCGTTAGGCAGCTGGATAATCTTCAGATCGAGATAGCGGAGCGCCGTCTTGTACATATTGGCGATTCCTGTCTCATCGATGTCATACAGAATATAGATATTCTCGGCCAGCTGGCTGAGAAGTCCCATCTGATACTCCGTGAGCTCGGCCGTCTCGCTGTTCGGCCAGCAGACGTGATAACCGGCATCGGCGCCACGCACGTTCAGGGCGTCGGACGGCCCGGAACAGATGATAAGCTGCTTCCATTTCATCTGCACCTCCTCGCCTCCTTCCTCGTCCGCCTCCACCTTGCCGGGATATATCCCGTTCTGAGCCTTGGCATACGCCTTCAGGAAGTCACGGTCACCGAAGAAGAAGTCCTCAGGCTTCTGTCCGTAGTACAGGAAACGGACATCGCCCAGAGGCTGATATATCTTGCCCCAGGCGTGGCCGTCCTTGCCCGTCTTGCCGTAGTCGTAGAAATACATCGGGTAATTGTCATTGCCCGAAATCTTGTAGCTCTTGCCCTTCTTGTTGGCTGCCGTGACATAATAGTCCAGAGGCTTGAGGCAGAGCTGCTCGCAAAGCTCTTTCGTAATCCTGTAGCCGAGCCTGTCAAGCTCTTTCTGCGTGAACTCACCTGAAGGTCTCACCTGTATAGTGATGGACGGCTGTCCCGGCACCTCCTCGATATCCGGGTGCGGCACGCTGTTATCATACGTTCCCTTGTCCTCCAGGAGCGCCGGAGCGAACTTGCGGGCAATCCATTCTATCGCCTGAGGAAATCCCAGTCCTTCCGCTTCCTGGACTATCTGGATTGCCGTCCGTGCCTTGTTGTCGGAGCCGCCCTTGTCCTGCAAGAACCATATACCGTCCTTGCAGAACACCGTGGCCGACGGATTCTTGTCATCCTCCCTTATACGGAAGTTTCTGCTTCCGGAGCCACGGAAGCACGCCGAACTCTGAGGATAGTAATGCAGGATCACCGCCTTTCCACCGTCAGTCGCCTCGAATATGTCTTCTTTGCGTATCATAGCTGCTGTTCTCTAATCATACGAAGCATCTGCTCCGCTTTCCTGATAGTGAGTTCATGGCCACCAGCGAGAGCCCTCAATGTCGTGGCCGCATCGATCAGATGTCCCAGCCCTTCAGCCAGAATCTTGACCTCCTCAGGGCTCATCTCGAAAATCGACATCCGCCCTGCCATGTCAATGTCTACATACATACCGGCTCCTGTATTATATCAGAAAAACCTATCGGATCATCGGTCCTGTTCACGAGCCGGTATTTCTGAAAGACCTGTTGCGTCAGGACATCCCCGTGAACTACCGTACCGACGATACCCCTTATTGACAGATTCAGCAGAAGCAACGGAATCGAGCGGCGCGACAATTCCCAGCACAAGACAGGAAAAGCATTGGGAGAATAGTCCCACACGCAGACACTCCTGCAGTTCTGCCACCATTTGGCTATTATCAGCCCTCCGTTCCCCGCTGTCGGCTCGTGAATCGTTTGCCCGCCATGCGGCGCCCCTGTCAATCCAGCCAAAAGCTTACTTAGCCCAGGCGGTGTGAACAACTGCGCCTTCTGCGAACGTTCTGCCAACTCATATTCATATATTTCCTGAAACCAGTCATAGGACACATCCCTGCCGTTCATCTCTAAAAGTTCTACATATACCTTATTACGCTCACCGGCATCCCCGAAAAGAACATCCATTATGGCATCCGGAAGATCCATAACATCTGTGATGCCGAACAATTTCATCAGCTGGCTGCTTTTCATTGCTAATATATACTATTGATTATCAGGAAAATAAATTGAAAAAAATCTTGAAATATATTTTGTTATTTCAAGATAAATGCGTATATTTGTATTGCGGTTCTGATGAACAGAATCGCAAAAGAGAAATCCGAAACGCTTGAAAGGAAGTAGGAAAAAATCTACCAAAGTCTTAACAAGATGACCGCAAAATTCATTTTTAAGATTTGGAAAATCAGATTCACGATAGAAATCGCAATCTAATTTACCAACGGAGGCTGAGAGATTCAGCCTCCCCTTTGGTAGATGGCACAAATTTACAAAACAATATGGAAAATAAAAACTCATCATCTTCTTCTGATTCTAAAGGTTGGGGCGGAGCCCGCTCCGGTGCCGGGCGCAAAGCCATTCCGCACGGCAAGACATATAATTTCCGTTCTACTCCTGAAGTAGATGCCATTCTGGCCACCATCGAAGGCAGCAAGGTCAAGTACATCAACGATGCGATACTATTCTACTCGAAATCATTGAAATAATACTGGGAGCCCGGTTCGCCGGGCTTTTTCAGTCACTGAGACGCTCGCTCATCATCTCAAGCCAACGCCTGGCATTGTCGAAATTCGTGGTGCGGAAGCGGAAACGCTTGCCGTAGTACTCGATTTCCGCAACCCAGCGATACCGAGATGTCCGCACAAAGCCCACACCCCTTACGCACCTGTTCCCACTCAACTCCGAGCTCCTTCCCTTCCCGAGATTTCGCTGAATCTCCTGATACAAGCAGCCTGCCCGTTTCATAGTCGCTACTCTCTGAATGCGAATTTTGCGATATCGTCGTCATCAAACCTGGTGCCTGCCTTCAGACGATGGATGGCGTTGAACACCTTCAGCGCTCCCCCATCGGCCTGACTTCTGTCCACACAGAGCATCAGAAGCTGGATAATCTCCGCGGAACTGTGGTTAAAATCATCAAAAGCCTTCACGCCCAGGCTCTCGAAAGTGGCATCCGTAATGAACTTCTGCAGATCCCTCTCGAACCAGTAGCTCGCAGCCTTGCTCTTCTCCGCGTAATTCCGGAGACCGGAAATGAGATTGTCGCCCCCGTTAGGCTTCGCATCAATGCCCATCCCCCTGAGTTCAGCACGTATCAGCTCATTGGTCCTCGAGGTCAAAAGTTCAAGAGCATTGGCCATAAGTATAGCCAGCTTGACCATATCTGGCAGTTTCGAGCTCGCCACCCTTGCCCAGGCCTTATCTCTCAGCTCCTGCTGATACTTCTTTCTGTTCCTTACCGCCTCCTCCCTGGAGACAGTTTTAGTAATCGATGTTGTTATCATTGTATCTCAATGTTTATCTGCCGGAGGACCGGGAATCGAACCCGGCTGCTGTCCAAATTTCGGCGGTGCACCATATCCGCCCTTCCTCCGTTTTCCCCGGCAAATGACTATCCAGTGCAAGCCCGGGGAGCCAGATACGCACCGGGACCGATGCGTGTCCAATCCACAAAAACTAATGGTTATCACCGTCCTTGCCCTCACGGGTTCGTCCGGCCTTTCTTTTCTCCTCATCGTCTTTTTCCCAGAACGCATTCCCAATCAGGAAAATGAAACAGAACATCATCAGTCTCGCCAGGTCACAATGCCTGGTATCCAGAAAGAAAACCGCGAAGGCCAGCAACGTCATCACCCAGCCCATTATCCTATATCCGCTCATATCTATCGATTTTGAAATCTTCTAAAATCAGCTTGGCGGTGCAGCCGTTCTCGATGGCAGCGACCTTATAATCCAGATGAAGCAGCGCCCGGTCATCCACAATGCTCTCGTACTCCAGCGTCTTGCCAACATCGATTCCATCCATAGACGCCGGATTACTCGGGCAGATATTCCCTACCACAAGACCGGGAATCTGAAGCAGCTTCTCCATCACCGGAGAGTTCTGAATCATAAGGTCTACCTGCATCGCCATAGCTGATAAAACATTAATATTTAGCTGCTCTTTACAATCCTGTGTATAGACTGGGAGCACATACCGTACTTCACAGCCAGAATCTCCTTGGCCTCCCATCTCGGCGCACCACGCCGGAGCATTATCCTGAACTCGGATTTGATTGATTTGTTGCGCTCTTTCCTCTGCTTCTGTCTCATATTTTTTCACTATATTTACCGCGTGTATCTAACATTTGTTATAACATTTTTTCTAACATTTGTTAGATGATGCTGCAAAGATATGATAATTATCTTAATTAACAAGATAAAAATCAATATATTTTATGAACGAAAAAGAAAAAATAAAGCAATATCTTAATAGTAAGGGAATTAGCAAAAACAGTTTTTATCAGAAAACTGGGTTTGCAACTGGTTTTCTAGATAGCGGAAAAAGCTTAGGTGCAGATAAATTGCAGACAATTATAGATAATTATCCAGATTTATCACTTGAGTGGCTAGTGCTGGGAAAGGGAGAGATGACCAAAACCGTCAATATCACAAATGGTTCAGGCGTTGTCCTAGCTGGAGATAATTACAGTAACAACAACATCGACAACCGCCAGTATTACTCGGACTCCCCTGACGTGCTGAAGGCACAGATCGAGCTTCTGGACGAACGCATCAAGGAAAAAGACGCACAAATCAAGGAAAAAGACGCACAAATCAAGGAAAAAGACGCACAAATCAAGGAAAAAGACGCACAAATCAATAAACTTTTATCAATACTGAGCCAGAAATAAAAATGGAGGAAAATATGAAAAACGCAGTAACTACAGAAAGCATCGAGAAGAAGTGGGAATCTAACAGAAAGGCGAACGCCAAGGCAACCGAAGCCGCAAGAGCCGAAGGGCGGAAGTTTAGCAAGACTTTAGAAGCCGCTCTGAAACTTAAAGGCAGCATCAAGGTGAATGACATAACCCTATTCTTCAGATAATGCGTTACCTTATCGACACGAATATCTTCATCTATTCAACGACAGATGTAGGTTCACTCTGCCGTGATGTGTATTCCCTACTTGAGGATCCGGACACGTCGTTATGTTTAAGCGCCGTATCGGTCCGCGAACTTATCGTCGCATTTAGACACAAAGGGTTCAATACAAAGAGATGGAAAACTCCAGAGGAGCTTGTCAAGTCCATAACCGATGAGTTCTTCATCGATGTGCTGCCCGTAGGCCTGGACGTAATGAAAACATACGCAAACCTCCAGCTGAACGAAAGGGAGGGGCACCACGACCCGTGCGACCACCTTATCATCTCACAAGCATTGACAGAACACCTTCCTCTCATCTCCAGCGACCGCCGATTCCTCTACTACCGACGCCAGGGCCTGGACCTTATTTTCAACAACTAGTGCACCGCCTTCATGCAAAAAAAACAGGGGAAAATCAGGCCTGAAAATCTAACAAATGTAAGATGATTTCTGGACATCCTTTCGTCCTAAAAGTCGCCAAACAATTAGCGGAGAGTTAGTTACTCTCCCCCGTGCCGAACCGCAAACGGGACAAAATTTCCACATAAAACGATTTTTATAAAATTTTAAGTAATTGAGCACCAAGAATATAAAAAATTTTAAGTCAGAAAGGAGAATCTCCTTCTCTCCGCGTAAATCCCGCAACCTACAGAAAATCATAGATTTACACGATTTTTCCAAAACAAACGGGACAAAGACGGGACAAGCTTTTTCATTGTACGACACCCTTGCGGAGCTGTGCAAAGAAAAAAAAATGTTATTTTCTCCCCCAGTTCCTTATATAGAGTATATACCGCCGAAACTGACGCAAGGCAAGATCTGGTATATCTCCTACAGCTGCAGACAGCCTTCAACTGGTAAAATGAAGCGGATAAGAATCAAGCTGAACCGCATCGTTTCCATAAACGAAAGAAAAAGAATCGCAAGGGAACTGATTGCCTCTCTGGATCTGAAGCTCAAGATGGGCTGGAATCCTTTCGTGGAAGCAACCGCGCCAAACGGATATGAAGCCATGTCCAGCGCATTGGACAGATTCATCAAGGTGAAGGAAAAGGAAAACGAGGAGAATTCAATGAGAAGCTACCGTTCTTTCATCAAGACTTTCAGGAAATGGCTGGACGAAAAAGGATATAGCACAGAATCATATTATGCCTGTTCGTTCTCAGAAGCAGATGCGATATCGTTCATGGACCGTATAGAATCTTCTGTATCCCCAAGGACTTACAACAACTACCTTCTATTCTACAGGACGCTTTTCAACTGGATGAAGGAGCGGAAATACATATCAAGAAATCCTTTCGACAATATCAGGAAGAAGTCTAAGAGACTGACGGCAAAGATGCGGAGAATGTTCACCCAGGAAGAGCTCGACCGGCTTATCGCCTTTCTTGAGAAGGAGAATATACAATACCTGGTAATCGTATTGCTGTGCTATTGCTGCTTCATAAGGCCAAAAGAAATTGCACTCCTGAAATGTGGCGACATCAATATAGGGAGGCAGCTCGTACACATCCGGAGTGAGATAGCGAAAAATGACAACGACTCATACAGGACGATCCCGGATTCAATGGTCAGATACTTGTCTGAACTGGACTTGTCGGTTCCAGAAAATTATCTTTTCAGCCATAATGCAGGCTATGACTTCAGACCAGGGGCAAAGCCGGTAAGTTCACGTAAGCTGGCCAAGTTCTGGAACGATGTGGTTCGCCCGGCTTGCGGGTTTCCGATGGAGCTGCAGTTCTATTCGCTGAAGGATACCGGGATCACGAACATGGTAAGCTCCGGCATTGCCCTTACCTCTGTTCAGCAGCAGGCGGATCACAGCTCCATCGCAATGACTTCAATCTATGTCGGCAAGAACCGCAGAAAAGCTGCCGAGGATCTGAAGAATGTGGATATTATAGACTGAAAAAGCCCTCGGAGAGATCCGAGGGCCGTGGCTGACGCCTTGTGAGGGCTACCAAACAATCACGCAAATATGGCGTCAAGATCTCTCGATATGTTCTGAAGCCCCGTGCGGATGCGATCCTCCTGTGCCTTTCTTGGCTTCGTCCCGTGTGCGTATGCCCAAAGCTGTTTCTGTGAGATTCCCGTAACCTTTTCAAGGGTGGCAAGAGAGAACCACCCCTTACTGAGATAGAAATTCATAAGGCTCAAAGCATCGACGGTGTAAGTTATGGTGAACTCTCCGTCCAAGAACTCGGGATACTTGAACCTCTCCTCTTTAGCCGTAGCCTTATATAGTTCCATCTGCTGAAGCATATCAGCCTTGGCTTCTTCAATTGTGTTGCCCATACCAGAGAATATTTCGTTCTTGCAATAGACGGAATATGTTCCGTCTGAAGCTCTCTCAATAATTGCTGGAATCTGTTTCATATCATTCTGTGTCTTTGGAGGGAAGGGGCTTATTTAAGCCCCATATCCTTGCTAATCTTTTTTACAATCCCTGTTCCCATTTCTTTGGATCCGTGGTAAGGAACAGGATAAGTTCTGGATCCTTTCTTGTAAATTACGTGACTGCCTGCCTTCCTTAAGTATGTCCAGCCATTTCGTTCTACCCATCTGTGAAATTCATCCGACTTCATATTGCGTATTGTTTGGCATTGCAAAGATAGCAACATTTCCACTATTTACAAATTTATTTAATAGAAATATTACTATGATATTTATCATAACACCTATCCGCAGGGTGGTTATCATTTTTCCGGAGGCAATAAAATCACAGTTTCAGGAGAAACGAGCTGAGCCTTTCTCTGTTCATCCATAGCAAGCCGCAGCCGATTGTGGCCGCGAGCCACCAGAAAGAGGCAAGACGGAACTTCTGCCAGGAGGTCAATTCCTTTTCCACAGGATATGGCCTCTCCACCGTCACCGCCCGGTCTCTGTATATGATGCTGTCATTCCGCTCAGCGGTGCTCTTCACCGGAACAGGCAGGCTCCGCGCCTTCGTCTCCAGCGAGTGGCGCAGGAAGCCGAGTGAATCGATGCTTGCGTCAGAGACGGCGAAGTCGTTCTCCAGATGCGAGGACGTGTCTCTTGTCACAAGCTTCTCGACCTGCCTCGGAACATCGACATACACCGTGTCTATGCGCTCGACATATTCGGCCCTGACCTCCACCCGGGTGCTGTCGCGCATCTCGGTGCTCGCCGCAAACCTCATCGTCCCGCACGATGCCAGCAGCAGAACTGACAATAGAATCAGCGCGTTCCTCATAGCCTTTCGCCCTTGTATCTCCAGTTATACAGAATCTGCCCTCTCTGCTCGCCTTTGAGCTTGTGGCTGAAATGAACGAACGTCGGGTACAGAATCATCTGGTCAAACGGCAGGCCGAGCTTGACCGCCAGCCTCGCCAGCTCCACAGGATTCTCCGCAGCGATGTCCGCAGCCTCGCCCTTGACGTGCTGGCTTGTCGGCACTCCGCCTACAGCCGCATTCAGTTTCTCGCACCTGTAGCCGCTGTTGATATGCAGAGGCTTTCCCCAGGCGTCGCGCAACGGCTGGAGGACATTCTTCACGAGCGCCAGAATCGAATCCCGGACATCAAACGAAGTTATAACATTGCAGATGCCCTTCTTATCCGCAACTGCGCTTGCCTCGAACTCCTTATAGCTAAAATCTTTACTTATCGTTCCCATCTGTCAATTGTTTTTCATTTGATTTCTGTCCGCTGCCGAACGGAGGCTGCCGCTTGTTGCATCCTATCTCTGTGCACTTTATCACCGAGAGATATGCAACCTTCGAGCTCAGCTTGTCATTGCTGTCCCTAAGTACCCCAATCTGGTTATACAGGCTGTCCAGCTTTTTGTCCTTGCGATCGATTTCCTCCTGCATAGCGTCCTTCTCCTTCTTGTACTCCTCGACTATCAGCTTCCACTGGTCGATGCTCTTGCCCACATTGTCCAGCACGGCCGAAGTCTTACGGTCGCCCAGCAGGTAGATGGCCGTGAACGCCCCTGACGTTATCAGCGTCATTATTATGCTTGTCCAGTCCACGTCATTGACCTCCCAGCTTGTCTGCCCATCTCTCCGTCCAGGAGTGCTCATATTCCAGACCGTGGGCCTTGCAGTCATGAAGCCATGCGTGCATAAGCGAATTGAGGCCGATGAAGATAAGATACAACGGTCCGAGCATCCTTGATTGTCTTGTATGCCCATACTCATGACGGACAGTGGTTATCTTGTCCGTATTGAGGAATCTGAATTCTCCGAGAGTTATGCTGCCACGTCTATCAGGATTGAAGAAATATGCTATCTCCCCTTTGCTCTTTCTGCAGTAGTCTCCTGACAACAGGAACAGCAGACCCAGGAGATTCTGCGGAAGCTGCCATGTCCATAGGAAAACACGTAGCAGACTTGACAATCTTTTCATTTTGGATGAATTTATCATAACTATATTGTTTAATTGTTAATTAATAGAACCAGAAGTAGTAATCAGATTCGTCCTGGCCGCTGAATTCTATCCTCGACATGTCCGGACAGTACATCACCTCACTGAATTTCATGCAGCTGTCATAGGAAACGGTATATCCCTCAATAAGGGTAATACCTTCCAATGTCGTCACTTTAACAGTCGCCTCATCATTATTCGGCTGTATATAACTTACTGTAGTAGTATAGTTATCTATGTTCTCGACATCAGACATCGATGCGTCATCTGTGACGGCGAACTCAAGGCTCTCAGGTATGTCATCCGAGTCAATCTCTATTATGCTGCCCTGCTCAAAAAGATTGAGAGAATCCTGGGCACCATAGTTATACTCAAGCGCCTTCACAAAATATCTGTTTCCTGATGTGCAGTTCAGAAATACCCCGATTAATCCGTAGGAACTTATATACTGGTCCGCGTTCACATATAAAGTACCTTCGAATGATACATGTTTCTTTCCAAACTCAAATACAATTGGAGTATCATGTGAATCAAAGTCACCTGCAAACACTTCAAGAGCGTCTTTGTTTATAGCTGGTGCGTTAACAATGGCATTCCCGTCATCATCTGTAACTTCAAGCGAGAATGAAGTTACAGACATTGTTCTGTAGAATGCCTGTACATTGTCATAGTCCTCCCAATAAATTTCAGTTCCGCTGTTTTCGGAGATGGTAATCTCATAGCTGCTGCATGTAAATGACACGGAATTCGAGCTGTTGCCCCCGTCAGTCAGCGTAAATGTAAGATTCTTACCAGAGATGCTGTCTATTATATCATCAGGATTTCCGACGCAGAACGGACCACCTTTAAGTTTCAATGTCTTATGGGTCGCAACCGGCTGAATAATCACAGACTGCAACGTCTTTGCAGTGCTGCCCTCTTTTATGTCCTTGCTATATGCGGAAACAGGATTGTTCTTCACAATCATCTTCACTGACACAAAGCATGCTTTATTTGCAGTGAATGAATGTTCAATTGAACTTGTAACTTTCTTGTAATCATAAGAATCCAGCTTATAATACACATCAACATAGTCATCACTTTCAGGAATTGTAACACTGCTCACAGGAAGTGTTGATAGACTTGGGACATATATACCAAAATATTTTGTATCACCCTGCTTCATATATGTTGTGCTTCCTTTTGCAGGCACATATATGGCTTGTAAAGGGTCAACAAGATTCACATTAACCTTAAGTGTCTTATCAATTACTGATGTATTATCATCCTTCATGCACCATATTGACATATTCATGGATTTCAGCGTAGCTATCGTGCCAGCCGAGCCTTCTATATCCACATTGTAGTAACAGCCAGAAATACTTGAATACGACCATCCGTTATAACGCAGTTTTGATGCAGAGTCTTGAACATGAGAGCCATTCAATCTAGGATATTTATACATTTCATCGGCAGCAACCATTATATCAGGAGTATATACTATTCCATATACATCGCCGTGACTGCCTCTTTGTTTAGGAAATCCGATTGTGATTTCCGTGTCCGAGTTAATAGCAAACGGATAGAATATTTTGTCGAAGTCAAACTTAAATGTCTTGCACAAACGATATACAGCTATACGTGATGTGACATTTTCATCATTATAATTGAAGTATCCACGGACGGTATCAATATAAGAAGAGAATTTTCCAGATTTAGTATTGAATGACAAATACATAGTATCAGTCTTCGCCGCAGTGTTTGTCCCTTTAATATTAAGAAGGAAAAACCTGTAACTTCCAGAATTTCTATCTATCGTATAGTCTGTGACACCAGGCATGTCTAATGTCAGATGGGCTTTAATGTCATTTGCAACACTCTCGGAAGACCATGATGACAATATCGATGATTCTCCTGATGAATAGTCGTATGTGGCATTAGCAACAAAAAATGTAACATCATTATATGATATAGTATTAGACGTTGCATCCTTTAGCTGTGCGACATTGTCACTATAATTAAGCACTGTCTTTATGTCAATAGTTGTAAGTGATTTAACATTGGCCACCTGTGTAACAGTTACAGTTGCTTCCACTTTTTTACTGCTGCTGTCAGGATTCTGCACACTTATCTTGAACCTGCAGTAGCGTGCATCCCCTTCTGTAGTCCCTCTTGTATTATAGGTGATTATTGTGTCTGTACCTCCTGACAGCCAATATTCGGCATCAATTATTAATGCCGTCTTGGTGAGCTTTGACGTATATACATCAATGCTTCTGACAAGCTCATCACCTTCATATACATCGACAAATGCAACACCCGCCTTGTCTATAAGAGTTATGCTACCACCAGACGCTGGAACAGTATAGGTCTCTGGCATTCTGAGCTTATATATAAGTGCAGCCTTTTGTACAACAGTAAGTGTCGCAGTCTTCCCGCTTGCTGTTGTTGCAGTTAATGTGTATGTCCTTTTGTTTCCTGTGTTTGCAGGTACAGTTATAGCTATAGTCTG